AGCTGTAGAGGATAACCTTTACGATACTTTATCTGCGAGATACACAAAAGCTTTAGCACGTTCAATGGCTAATACTAAACAAGTAAAAGCTGCGAACATTCTAAACAATGGTTTCTCGGATGCAAATGGTGGAGATGGTAAATCATTATTCGCTACAGACCATCCATTAGTAAACGGTGGTACAAACAACAATACTCAATCAACAGCTGCTGACTTAAACGAGTCATCATTAGAAAATGCGGTTATTCAAATAGCTGCTTGGACTGATGAAAGAGGTTTATTGATTGCTGCGAAACCACGTAAGCTAATTATTCCACCAGCGTTACAATTTGTTGCTACACGTTTATTAGATACTGACCAAAGAGTCGGTACAGCTGATAACGATATCAACGCATTGAAAAACAACGGTGCAATTCCTGAAGGATATGTTATCAATCATTACTTAACTGATACTGATGGATACTTCCTAACAACAGATGTACCAAATGGTATGAAATACTTTGTAAGAACACCATTAACTACATCTATGGACGGTGACTTCGACACAGGTAATGTAAGATACAAAGCCCGTGAAAGATACTCATTCGGTTTTTCCGACCCATTAGGAATGTGGGGCTCACAAGGTGCTTAATAGGCACACTTGAGAGTGTTCAGTTTTTCATAGTTCTGGACACTTACTTTGGAAACCCAGCTAATCTCTCGCTGGGTTTTCTTTTTGCTTTTAATTATTTTTAAAATAGGTATAATTTATCTATCGGGAACAACATAACTTATCTAACTGCCCCCGAACAGACGCATACACGATAGATAAGTTCTAACTTTGTATGGAGATATATAATGGCTACATCAACTTTTTCGGGTCCAGTAGTATCCAAAAATGGATTTATTAACACAGGACCAGGTAATGTCGTAGACGCTGACTCAAGCGTAGCTTTAACAGTCGCTACACACGCAGGCAAAATCGTACATAACGATGCTGCTGGAGCAGTAACTTACACATTACCAGCATTAAATGCAACAGCAGACGGAGCAAGTTCAGGACCAGGTTCTGACATTGACAATTTAAATAACCTTGGTGCTACATTCACAATAGTTAACTCAATAACAAAAACTGGAGACTTAGTAGTTCAAGTTGCAAACTCAAATGATATTATGACTGGTTCAGCGACAATCGTTGACACAGATACAGATGATAATACAGAAGGTTTTGTAACAGCAGCTGCATCAGATACTATTACTTTAAACGGAAGCACAACAGGTGGTGTAACACACGCTACAATCACATGTACAGCTATCAGTTCAACTAAATGGAGTGTTTCAGTTACCACAGGTGGTACTGGAAACTTAGCTACACCTTTTAGTGCAGCAGTTAGTTAATAGGAGAACAATATGAGCAGTAATGGAGATATATGGGCAGTAACCCCTTCCACAAGTGCTACATACTATAGAGCAGCAGCATCCATATCGGGTGCTGGGGCTCTGACCTTACTCACCGATGACGCAGGCCCTAACGGGGTTGGTTATAAAGTTAGATTTACTTCAGCAGGAGACGACAGTGGAGATACTTTCACTATCGTTGGTATTACTGTGGCTGATGCACTAACAGGAAACTCAACTACAGAAGTCGTCACGGGTGCTGATACTGGTACAGCTGACTCTAGTAATTTTTTTGCTAAAGTTACAAGTATTACAGCTTCAGGTGCTTCAGCAGGTAATGTAAGTATAGGAACAACTGGGTCAATAGCTTTACCTAGAACTCGATTAAAAGGGTTCTATTATTTAGCTAGTGGTTCAGCAGGTAGTGTTAAAATGAACTTAAATAGTAGTTCAGGTACAGAGTTGTTAAACATAGCTACACCAGCTAGTGCCACTGGCACACAGGACATGTTCCTCCCTGGTATGGGTATACTAACAACATCAAACGGTAGTAGTATTTCAGATTTTGCTGTAATTACTATTACTAATGTTACCAACACAGTATTATTTTGTGGATAGATAGTTATGGCAACTACCAGAAAAAAGGGTATGGGTATCAAGACTTCGGTTAAGTCTGGTAATTTTAGAAAGACTAAATCTGGAGCAGGTATGACAACGAAAGGTGTCAAAGCCTATCGTAAAGCCAACCCTGGTAGTAAATTAAAAACAGCAGTAACTGGAAAGGTTAAAAAAGGTTCGAAAGCTGCTAAGAGACGTAAATCATTCTGTGCACGTAGTGCAGGACAGATGAAGAAGTTTCCTAAAGCAGCTAAGAATCCTAACTCAAGGTTACGTCAGGCTCGTAAGAGATGGAAATGTTAACATGGAAGATAAGGTGCAAGAGACAGTAGCGGTTCATCAAGTTGAAATAGACCATATGAAGAAAGATATAGACCATATCATTTTGAAGGTAGACAAGATGGACACTCAGATAGACCGTATAGAAAAGGCTTTATCTGAACTAAGTGGTGGCCGTAAGGTCGCTTTGTGGATGTTTAGTGGCCTCGGTGTAATCGCTGGAATTGTAGCCACTTGGTTGTTTAAATAAATTACGGAGAAGGAAATGAATTACGGTAAAAAGAAAAAAATGAAAGAAGGTGGTATGAGTAAAATGAAGCCAGCAAAACCAGCTGAATTAGTTAAGAAAGTAACATCTACAGAAAAACAAAAAATGGATTCTGCTAAACAAATGGCTATGGGTGGTAAAGTTATGAAAGATGTACCAGTAGATAAAAAGAAAGGCTTAGGTAAGTTACCAGAAGAAGTTCGTAACAAGATGGGCTTTAAGAAAGCTGGTGGTAAAGTTAAGAAAATGAAAGATGGTGGTGATGTTAAGATGACAAAAAAACAGCGAGACTTTGCTGCAACTGCGTTTCAACCAAGAACACCAAAAGAACATAAAGCATCTGCTATTAACAAAGTTAAAAGAGAAAATAAAAGCCAATCTAATCAAGAGAGAAAAAAAGAAAGTTCTCGTAAATTAAAAGAGATACATTCAAAACTTAAACCTGGTATGCCTATGTTTAAAAAAGGCGGTTCTACAGGCAAAAGAAAAGCTGACCCTAAGCCACCTCTAGGTGTACCTAAATTTGAAGAGCCACGAGCTACAGCAAAAGGCCAACGTAAAGCTGGCGGTATGATTAATAAAAAGAAAATGATGGGTGGCGGTATGGCTATGAAATATGGTCATGGTGGTAAAGTTGGTAAAAAATGTCCTCGTGATGGTATTGCGATGAGAGGAAAAACAAGGGCTTAATTATGATGAAATGCAGAGGTATGGGTAAGATTAAACCAGTCGCTTTTAAAAAAGGCGGTAGTACCAAAGATGCGTGTTATCATAAGGTAAAAGCTCAGTATAAAGTTTTTCCAAGTGCTTACGCCTCTGGTGCTATTGCTAAGTGTAGAAAGAAAAGAGGTGGTAAAAAGTAGTGGCTGTCCGTAAGACTAAAAAAGGTCTTGCTTTAAAAAGATGGTTTAAAGAAGACTGGAAGGACGTAAAGACAGGCAAAGCCTGTGGTCGTAAGAAAGGTGATAAACGTGGTACACCTTACTGCAGACCTACTAAGCGAGTGTCGAGTAAGACTCCTAAGACATCAGGAGAAATGACGGCAGCTCAAAAGAAGAAACGTATTGCTCAAAAGAAAAGACTTGGGCAACCAGCTGGTAAGCCACGTAGAGTATCAGCACTTAGAAGGAAGAAGAGGAAAACATAATGGCATCATTAAAAAGTAGAGAAAAAGAAAATAAAAAGAAAGCTTTTAAAAAATTTGAAGAAATAGACCCAACTACTGGGAGAATGAGAGGGTATGATATGCAACGAGATGCATTTGGTCCTGGTTCATTAGTAGAATCAGAAACAAAACTTCCTAAATTTTTTAAGTTTATTCCAGATGCTTTTCAAGTAGAGAAATTTTTACAAGAAAAAGTTAAACCAAAAATTAAAAAGAAAATTAAAAAGAAAGCAGGTGGTAGGGTTAAAAAAGTAAAAGCCCATCGTGGTGATGGAATTGCTAAACGTGGTAGAACAAGAGGAAGGATAGTATAATGGCGACATCAGGCACAACAGCGTTTAACTTAGATTTAAACAACATTGTAGAAGAAGCATTTGAAAGATGTGGTTCTGAAATGCGTACAGGATATGACCTACGTACAGCTCGTAGAAGCCTAAACTTACTTACTGTTGAATGGGCTAACCGAGGTGTCAATCTTTGGACTATTGAAGAGGGTACTCTTTCTCTAACCACAGGTACTATAACTTACAATCTTCCAACTGATACGATTGACTTGATTGAGCAAGTTATTAGAACAGGCACAGGTACTAACCAACAAGATATTAATATTAATAGAATATCAGCTCCTACTTATGGAACAATACCTAATAAGAATACAACAGGTAGACCCGTTCAGGTATGGATAAACAGACAAGCAACACAACCAAATATAAATGTATGGCCAGCTCCAGAAGATAACAGCTATACATTTGTCTATTGGGCACTCAAAAGAATTGAAGATGCAGGCACAGGTGTTACCACACAAGATATACCATTTAGGTTTTTACCTTGTTTAGTTGCAGGACTTGCATTTTATTTAAGTTTAAAGATACCTCAAGCAGGTGACAGAACACAGTTTTTAAAACAAGAGTACGAAGAGCAGTGGGCGTTAGCTTCAACTGAAGATAGAGATAAAGCCACACTTAGAATTGCTCCACGTAGACAACACATATAGGAGAGATATATGAAGAAGAAAGTAAAAAGTACATCTACTAAGAAGAAACCTTTTAAAGTTCACAATATGTATAATCCAAAGACTGGTAAAGCTGTTAAAGCAGAGTCTTATGCTAAACACATGGCATTAAAGAAAAAAGGCTATGGGCATACTAAACCAAGGAAGAAGTAAATGAGTAAATACGCATCAGCAAAACATACGATTGCCGAATGCGACAGATGTGGCTTTCGTTATAAGTTAAAAGAACTAAAAGACTTATTTATAAGAACCACAGAAACCAATATAAAAGTTTGTAAAGAGTGTTGGGAACCAGACCATCCACAGAACATGCAAGGTATGTATCCTGTAGATGACCCACAAGCAGTAAAAGACCCAAGACCTGATAAAAACCTAGAAGAACAAAGGAGTTATCAATATGGGTTTGACCCAGTAGGACTCAATAATCCTTTACAATTAGAGGGATTAGTAGATAATTTAGAAAGTAATGGCCAAATAGGGTCAGTAACTATTACAACAACTTAGGAGTAAATGATGAACAAAGATAGAAAAGGAGCTAAGGTAACTTACAAACAACCTGAAAATGTTGCTACCCCTAATACAGGTGGTTATCCTGAGAAGGATGTAAAGACTGAGGGTGTGGTTACTCGTGGTAATGGAGCAGCTACAAAAGGAACTAAAGCTAGAGGACCAATGGCATAATGACTTATACCGAGTTAGTAGCAGCAATCAAATCGTACACAGAGAATGACTATAGTACGACTGATATTAATACATTTATTAAGAATGCTGAACAACGTATACATAATACCGTGCAGTTACCTGATTTACGTAAGAACGTAACAGGCACAATGACATCTGGTAATAAATATTTTTCTTTACCTAGTGATTGGTTATCTACCTTTAGTATCGCTGTTATAAATAGTGACAACGAATACACTTATCTTTTGAATAAAGATGTTAACTTTGTGAGAGAGTCGTTTCCTGATACTGACTCTGGGTTCTATGGAAAACCTGAATATTATGGTATATTTGATGATACAACAATGATATTGGGACCAACACCAGATGCTAATTACAGTGCTGAGTTACATTATTACTATTACCCACAAACTATTGTTACTGCTGGTAATACTTGGTTGGGGGATAACTTTGATACTGCGTTGTTTTATGGTGCATTACTGGAGGCAGCTGCGTTTATGAAAGAAGATGCAGACACAGTAACTCAATATACAGCAAGGTATAGTGAAGTCATGCAGTTGTTGAAAAACTTAGGTGATGGTAAAAATAGACGTGATGCTTATAGAAGTGGACAAGAGAGGATACCAGTAAGAAATGGATAATAAAGCAGAAGTATTACAAGGTGTTGACTATGATGTAATTACTACATCAAATGGAGGTATGACACCTGAGCAAGTAGCAGAGTTAGCTCTTGCAAAAATAATTTATGTAGGTAAAGACGCTAACCCTTTATTGAAAGAACAAGCAGAAGCTTACAAAGATAGCATTAGACAAGTTCTAGTGTTTTATATGAAGCAGGCTATAAAGTCTAATCATACAACCATAGCGAATAAACTGCATAAGGCAGGGCATTCAGAATTAACTAAACTTTTGGAGATATAAAATGGCAATTTCTCAAGCAATGTGTACTTCATTTAAAGTTGAGTTGTTGAATGGTATTCATGCATTTAGTACAACAGTAGCTCGTGGTAATACGAACGCTGACAGTTTTAAATTAGCATTATATACTTCATCAGCTTCTTTAGGTGCTGGTACTACAGCATATACAACTTCTAACGAAGTTTCAGGAACAGGATATACAGCAGCAGGTGCAGCACTTACTGCAGTAGCTCCTACATCTTCTAGTACTACAGCGTTATTAGATTTTAATGATTTAACATTTTCAACAGCTACACTTACAGCTCGTGGTGCGTTAATTTATAACGACACACAAAGTGATAAAGCAGTTGCAGTGTTAGATTTTGGTGGTGATAAAACATCTACAGCGGGGGACTTTACTATTGTATTCCCTACAGCTGATGCCTCTAATGCAATTATACGTATAGCTTAGAAGGAGTGTTGAATGGCACTTGTTGTAAACGACAGAGTCAAAGAGACTACTACAACCACAGGGACAGGGACAGTCACTTTAGGTGGAGCTGTATCTGGATTTGAAACTTTTGCTGCTGGTATAGGAAACAGTAATACTACATATTATTGTATTCAATTAGGAACAGAGTTTGAAGTAGGTCTAGGTACTTTAGCAAGTGATAGTTCAACTCTTGCTCGTACTACAGTTATATCAAGTTCTAACAGTGATAGTGCTGTTAACTTTTCTGCAGGAGCTAAATTTGTATTCTGTACGTTACCTGCTAGTAAAACTCCTATATTAGACGCAAGTGGAGATGTTACACTCTCTGGGACCTTAGCGGCTAGAGAATTAGAATCGTCTAATGGTATAATTGCAAACAATGAAACGGTTAGTGCTAACTATACTTTTCCTACAGGATATAATGCTATGAGTGTAGGGCCAATAACAGTGGCTAGTGGTGTAACCGTAACCGTCCCTAGTGGACAAAGATGGGTAATATTATGACATGTAAAATTAATGCAGATACAAGTGATGGATTAAAGATAGTATCAGACACAAGTGGTGTTGTAGATATACAAGATAATGGTACTACTAGATTAACTGTAGGTGATACTATTGATATCCAAGGAAATGAATTAGTATTAGATGCTGATGCAGACACAAGCATACACGCTTCTACAGACGACCAGATAGATTTTAAAGTAGCTGGTGCTGATGACTTCACCATGACCGCAAATGCTTTTAATGTTTTATCTGGCTCTACTTTAAATGTAAATTCAGGAGCTACGATTGCTAATAGTGGCACAGCTACTGGCTTTGGAATAATTAAACAAATAATACACGCTTCTACTACAACTCAAACAGGTACAACAGCAGCAGCATTTACGGCAACAAATTGTGCTGCACAAATTACTCCAAGTGTTGCGGCAAATAAAATTATTGTTATGGTATCTTCATCAATTTATATTTCAGCAGCAGGACAACAAGCAAGTGCCACAATTTATAGAGATTCTACAAACCTAAGTGCTAGTTCTACCAGAGGGATTGTTCAGTTTTGGGATGGTGGTGATGTATCGCAAGGAGATTGTAGTATAATGCTAACAGACCACCCTAATACAACCAATGCTGTAACTTACGCTTTGTACATTAGAAAATTAAGTGCTGGTGGTAGTCAGGTATTTGCTGGAGTAGATTCAACTACTCAATTTATAACATTATTAGAGGTACAAGTATAATGGTTGGCGTAAATGATATAGGTACAGCAATATTAGCTTTAGATGCAAATGCAGAAATAACAGTTAGAGGTAATACTTTTGATAGTATTGAATGGATTGACAAAAATCCAAACAATATTACTTGGGAACAAATACAAGCTAAACAAGCAGAGTTAACAACTGCATATAATAATGCAGCATATCAACGCAATAGAAAAGCAGAGTACCCATCTATTGCAGACCAGCTTGATAAAATTTACCATGATGGTATTGATGCTTGGAAAGTTGTTATTAAAGCTACTAAAGACAAGTATCCAAAGGAGTAAACGATGGCACTAACATTACATGGCACAGTATCGGATAACACAGCAGTCTTAGATAGAAAAGATGCTAAACCATTAGTTATTAATGGTAATATGGCAGTTGCTCAAAGAGGTACAGTAACAGGTATAACAACTCCTGGCACTTACACTTTAGATAGATTTAGAGCAGATATTAGAGGTGGCTTTGGTGTACAAGTTGCTCAAAGCACAGATGTACCAAGTGGTTATGGTTTTGGAAATTCTTTAAAATTAGATGTTACAACAGCAGACACAAGTCCAGACGCAAATGGATTATTATTGCTTGGTTATCATTTTGAAGGACAAGATGTGCAATTATTAAAGTATGGAACATCATCTGCTGAAACAGTTACTCTAGCATTTTGGGTAAAATCAAATAAGACAGGTACATTTCAAGTTAATTTAAGAATGGGAGAAGATTATCATATTGGACAATTAGTAACAATATCAAGTGGAAGTACATGGGAAAAGAAAGTCATTACTTTTGTAGGTAATACTGCTAATGCTATGGCAAATGATAATAGTGATGAATTACGAATACAGTTTTTCTTTGATGCAGGTTCTGACCATGAGGGAGGTGGAGTGCCTTCTAGTTGGGCGGCAGTAAGTGCAACAAAAGATTATAATGGTTCAATAGATTTAGGTGATAATACAGCAAATGAAGTGTTGATTACAGGCATACAGTTAGAAGTAGGCGAGTTTGATGCTAACAGCATAGCTCCCTTCCAACATGAATCGTTTNGTGATAACTTGGNAAGGTGTAAAAGATATTATCAACAAAGTTATACTCATGGTACTTCGGCAGGTACAGTTACAAATGACGGTGCTTATATGCTTTATTTG